CCTCAGATGGCGGGTCTGTCAAGCCAAGGTCAACGCTGTTTTTCGGTATTGTCTGGAGAAAGGTGAAACAACTTTCGTTTTTTAAATCAATCATCTTCAACAAAAATAAAAAAAGTCTGTACCGTTAAGATACAGACATTTTTCCATAAATCCAAATTCGTCTAGTACAAATCCTCCGAGTACATCATGTTATATCTCCCACACATTCTTCCACTTCTGTGCTGAGGTTCGCCTTCCATGAGTTCCCTGTCGTTAATCGCGTCCTCCTCAATCCTTTCCTTGCTTCTAAACGCCCGCTTTTCGTCAACTTGCCCAGCCTCGTAAGCGATTTTCATTCCCTGCCATCTGTCAACGAACCTTCCCTCACTGGTAAGAAAACCGTCAACATAGTCGTAATATTCCAGGGTGTCCTCGTACTTCGTTATCATCGGGGTCTCCTGCTTCCTTTCAGCCAGTTTCTTGGCGTTCCATACTGGGTTCGTAGACCTGACGTTGATGCAGTTCCCGTGCCGCCATTGACCAATTACAACCCCGGTATCAATGTTCTGGGCAATCATACCTCTGGGTGCTTCCGTTCCGTCACGGTACCAGATTGCCGCACAGATTACATATTCCTGCTTCACCTCTTCAAGCGTATCCGGGTCAATCTCAATCATTTCCGGCTCGGTAGACATCCACCAGTCGGCAAATTTCGCCCTAATCAAATAGTGCTTGAGGTGCTCCTTATCAAATTCGTCTGCATCTTCCTTGCTTGCGAACATGCACGGTACGACATCATAATAACTGAAATAAGTGCCCCTGGTGTTTTTCTTAACATAATTCGGTACCTCGCTTTCCTTGTCCGTACCGTATTTCTCCTTCCAACCGACGGGAAGCGCGATATATTCTCTTTTCCTGAACATATTTCTAAAAAGGTCTTAAACCGGACTCGATATAATCCCAATCGGTTCCATCATTATCATATTCGTGGTCAAACACGCCAAACGCCTCACGGGAATAATCAAGCAATCTTCGTGCTGTAATGCTATACTTGGGCCTGTTCCCGCGTTCCTTTGCCTGCGCGAGATGGGTTGATAGATATTTTGACACCTCGGCGAAATTATCGATGTCTCCCGTGAACTTTTCGTCGCATTGTTCGTTGCAGAACGCGATAGCTCTCTTTTGTTTGTCAGTAGTCATAACTTGTTGATTTAATGTTATTTATAACTGCCCCATCTCTGTCGGTTTTCTCCAGTCGTCGGCGTGGTCATACTCATACTGCCACCCAGCGTCGCTAACCTTCTTCTCCAGCTCCTTTATTTTCTTTTCGTGGTCTGGCATATCCTCCAGGTCCCAAAAACACTTGGCATAAGTCATTGGTTGCGGACCGGTAACCTGCCAACAGTTTCCGCCAACCTCACGGATATTCTCGTCAGGTGCAACCATGTAAATCTTCTGGTTCTCCTTACAAACTAATCTTTTCATATCTTTCTATATACTAAGCCGTTTCTACAGCCTTATTGTAATTTTTAAGGATTTTGCCGTATATCTTGTACTGCTTATCAAGGCGGTTTTTCTTTGCATTAAATTCCCTCTCCAATTTTGCTAGCTGCTTATTGTATGTTTCATCAGCATTGTTAAGGAAATCCCTCACTTCGTTAACGTTATTCGTCAGGTAATCAACAAACTTGTCGTGGTTTGTCGTGAAATATGCGTCAATGATATCATAAGGGTCAAAACCATATGCCGGAAGTTTGATGCCCTTAACATTTTTTGTGCTGTTTTCTACATGTTCGTCCGTTTCATACCCGTAACGCCCACAGGACATTTCGTTGTAGGTAAATACGGAACTGATGACATCCCCTTTCTTTGTTTTGAACTTTAACGTGAATTGAGGTTCCTCCCAATAAACGGGTGTCACCATTTTTTCATCATAGTAGTCCCTGGTCACAATCTTCATGTCGTAACCCTCATATTCAACCTCATCAACATAAAGTGCGGTTCCGGGCCTGTTAACAAGCAAAAGGTACATCTTGGTCCCTACAGGGCTTTCAAGCAGATTGATTTTGTAATTTTTTTCAGTCTTCATGGTGTTTCATTTTTTATTACTGAATTATTATATTACAAATACCGTGCCAAACTCATCTGTCATGCAAAGTATCAAACAATTTTTGCACTTTCTCAATGGTTTCCTCCCGTATATCACCAGCCTCAATGACCTTACAAACATACTTCAATAAGTCAAGGCACTGTATCTTAATGATTTGGGCTTTTGTCGCGTCATTTAACTCACTCATATTCCTCAAGTATTTTATCTTCAAATTCAATGAAATCAAAATCCGGGAGAAGTTCCTTCATCTTCAACTGGTATGCCCTGATTATATGCCTGTCCTGTTCCATTGTTTCGGCAAAGAATTCCATTGTCTTTCCTTGGCTATCACACAGTGCCGACAACGCTTTCTTTTCTTTCTCACCGGTCTCATATTTTTCCAGAAGCTCCGCATACGGTATCTTGTGGTCCTCTTCAGTAAGCAGCCTCCTTTCTTTTTCTTTCCGGCAATTGTTTTTCCACGTCTCCATATTGTAATAAAATTTCTCGGCAAGATTGAGTTCTTCGTCGGTGTATTTCTCATTGTGGAGTTTCGGTGCCTTCTTTACAACATAGAAACCATCGCACCACTCACCGTCCCTTGTCTTTTTCTCACCCTCCGGAAGCACATATATCAACCCGGCATATTCCGGAACCTCTGTCTTGTCTATAAGTCCTTCTGGCACAGCGTAATAGAAAAAATTGGGCTTCTTCTTGTCCGCAACCCTATAGTACTTTTCCCAGATGTGTTTATTCTCGTCAAGTATTTTCTCATAACTTGGCAGGAACTCCTCCTTACCTTCAAGTATCACGTGTTTGTCTTCCTTGTTCTTGAAGTCGTTTTTGAAATCGCTTCTGGATACCTTTATTTCAAATTCATAAAAAAGTCCGGACCTGGTCTTTATGAGCTTGTCACTTTCCCAGGCATATACATAGAGATTTTCAATATTGTACTTCTGGGTGTTCATTGCGAAAAACCCGTTAAGAACATCCTGTATGTACCTTTCCGTGAATTTGAACGGCTTCGTGTCGTCGTATATTATGTCTTTTTCTTCTTCCATAACAAAAACATACAAAAAAATAAACTATAATCCAAACTATTTATGGTATATTAAAGCATTGATTATGGCAGTAGCACTTACAGAAGAAATGAAGGACTTATTTAGAAAGGTCAGAGTCGAATGCGGAGCCCCGGTGAGGTCGGTTGAGTTAAGTGATGATATGCTCTGCGACCTTTTTGAATTATGTGTTGATGATTATTCAGAGAAGGTGCAGAACTGGCTTACGGAAGTTCAGTGGGCATCTCTGTATGGCAAAAACATAACAAACCTTGACATGACTTACGCCTTATCTTTAAGGACACTTGACATATCAAAAGATTTTTCAAACTGGTTTTCAAAGGAAGTCGGTTTGCAACAGGAAGGCCCGTGGGAGCTTAAGAAGGACTTCATCACCATTGAAAAGGGTAAGCAAGTCTACATGATACCTTCCGGCAGGACGATAAATAAAGTGATGTATGTTTCGCCTCCACCAACATATGCAGCGTTATTCGCTAACTACGGCGGACTTGATTTCGGTGTCGGTGGCGGCCTCGGTCAGCTCGGTGTCGGGGCTTATGGTGGTATGTATGGCCCTATGGGCGGCTTCTATACCGCACCAGCCGCTGATGTCGCATACCTCGCAACGGACCTCCAGTACAAGAAACGTTTGTTACACAGTGACTTAGTATATAAGGTAACTGCCGGACCTGACGGAACACATCTCATTCACCTTCTCTCAACCCCAGGAAGCAGGCTTAACTTCGGATATGCAGGACCTCACGGGAATGACCTCGGCCTTATTGGCTGCACGGTCTGGTATACATATTATGATACAAGCAATGGCGGAGAGAACGAATGTATCAAGGCCAATGCTGGTAACGTCATCATAACCCCAGACCAGGTTCCACTTTCAAGCATGGACTATTCAATGTTCAACGGGCCTACCAAAACAACCATCCGTCAGCTCCTTGTTGCGAAGGCGAAGAATACACTCGGTCTCATCCGTGGTAAATACAGCGGTAAGGTTTCAATACCTCAGGCTGAAATGCAGATGGATTACCAGATGCTTATCCAGCAAGCAGAGAAGGAACGAGACAAGGCACTTGAAGCCCTTGAGAAGAGACTTGAAAGGATGATGCCTTGGAACTACCTTGAAAACCAGGCTAAAGTAACGGAACAAATGATGAAAATACAGCAAAGTGTTCCTCTCGGCATTTATGTAATCTAACGTCATGACGCGGGAAGAATTTATCAAAGCCGCCGCCAAAAAATATGGAGACAAGTACGACTATTCCATGGTGACGGAGCAGGGATTGATGTACAATTCAAACGTTCCAATAAAGTGTTATAAGCACGGATTGTTCTGGGAAACACCATATATGCACCTTCACGGGATAATATGCGGATGTTTTGAGTGTTACAAGGAAGAAAACTGGGGAAAAAACAAGAATAAGGAGCTTTAACGGCTCCTTATTTTTATTCAATGCTTCAACTATTTATACTGTAAGGTGTAATCTTTCCTTTGTGGGGAAGAAACGCTATATTTTAACGGAATAATAGATTAAGACGAATACAATATGCCGAATAACGGAAAGACAATTTTCCAGAACCTTTCAAGTATCATGGGTATCAACAAGCCGGATGCTGTGGGGGACAATCAATTCCTATCCACAACGCTTCCAGGAAACGAGATACTTTTTGCTACGAATGACAAGGCGGAATATGAGAGAAAGTTGAACCAATACAAGCAGGAGAAGTATCTTGCATATCAGTGGCAGAGGGCCCAGGTTGAAAACAATATGGAGAGCCTTGCGAGCTATACTGCCGTGAAGCTCATGTACCGTGACTGCGACCTTATGGATGGCGTGCCAGAAATCGGTACGGCCCTTGACATAATCGCTGACGAGGTATGTAACCTTTCCAGCGACAACCAGCTGCTGAAAATCTCATCAAAATCAAAGAGAATCAAGAGTATCCTTGAAGACCTTTTCTATAACAGGCTTCAAATTTCAACAGCACTCCGTATGATTACCCGTGGAATGGTAAAGTACGGTAATCATTACATGCTCCTTAATGTCACGAAAAACGGTATCGCAGGTTGGAGACAGCTTTCAGTTTATGAGACTGACCGTTACGAAGGTGGACTCAGTGGGTATTACGGTGGTGGCCAGATGATTAACGCCGGAGAAGACCTTAAACCGGACGAGGTGAGGTTTGTCCATGCTGGAATGAACCAGGCCACTTCTTACAGTGAATGGCAGGTGGCCCACTTCCGCCTCCTTAACGACTCATTCTTCCTCCCTTACGGCGTATCACTTCTCCACAAGGCAAGACGAGCATGGAGAATGTGGTCAATGATGGAGGACGCAATGCTTATCTATCGTCTGGACAAGAGTATTGAAAGACGCGTATTCAAGATTTACGTCGGCGGCATCAACGATAAGGACGTTCCGGCATTTGTACAGGAGATTGCAAACAACTTCAAGAGGACCCCGATTATTGACCCTATGACGGGACAGGTTGACCTACGTAAGAACTTCCTTGATGTTTCCAGCGACTACTTCATTCCAGTCCGTGACCCTTCTGCACCGAACCCGATTGAAACCCTGCAGGCGGCTCACAATGACACCTCAATGGACGACATCAACTACATGCAGAACAAGATATTTGCCGCAATCCGTGTTCCAAAGCAGTTCATCAACTTCCAAGACGCGCAAGGCAAGGGGCAGAACCTTTCTCTCGCTGATATTCGTTTCGCCCGTATGATTATGGGTATCCAGCAGTTTGTCCTTGCGGAACTTAACAAGGTTGCAATGGTTCACCTGTATCTTCTCGGTTTCAAGGAAGAGCTTACGAACTTCTCCCTTGCGATGAATATCCCTACAGCACAAATTGAATCACTTGAGCTTGAAGCGCTTACGAAGAGGATTCAAACGGCATCAGCTGCACTTGCTGACCCTGGAATTGGAATGCCAATGGTTTCGCTTCACTGGGTACAGACCAACATCTTGAAACTCAGTGATAATGAGATTAAGGACATTCTCGGCGAAATCCGTCTTGAAAAGGCTATGGCCGCTGAATTACAGGCTACGCCTATGATAATCAAGAAGACCGGAATGTTTGACACGGTTGATAGAATCTATGGCGATTATGAAGCAATGAATAATCCTCAACAGATGCAGCCCCAGCAAGACCAGGGCATGGGCGGCATGGGGGGCAGCATGATGGGCGGTGGCGGAGCCCTTGGTGGTGACCTCGGTGGCGGACTTGGAGGTGATATGGACCTTGACGGAACCCCTGATGCTATGGAAGGGGGCGGAGCAACAGGTTCAACTGATATGAGTTCAGCTCCAGCAGCATCATCCGGACAGCCACTCCAGGAAAGAAAGACCGTAAAATCCGTAATTGACCAATACCTTGACATGCTCACAGAAAAGCAGAAGGAAAAGGACGGTGATTCTGGTGAAGAAGCCTACGGAATCCTTGAAGAAGGTGAAAAGGAAGCACAGAGTCTTGACTTCCTTCTTGAAAAGGTTGAAAACCTGATTGGCGAAGACGATATATTAAAGAACCTGCCGACAGACGATGATGAGGATGAGGATTCTCTTTCTGGCGATACAGTTTCCGATGAAGATTTGTTAAACGACGAAGAATAATGGCTCTCAGCCAACTATTTATCAGAAAAATACTGTTATGGAGACTATTATAGAGAAAATCATAAGCGAGATAGAGAGGCTGAAATTGGATGCCGGGGAGAAGATGGGAGACACACGCTTCACACTTGACAGGAACGTTTCGGCGCTGAGGGAAGTCAAACTGAGCGCGTATAACCAGGCTTGCGACGACATTATTGAGCTGGTCAAGGGTATTGAAGATAGTGATTTAGCATCACTTGACGAGGCTATCATGAAGACCAGAGCCCTTGGCGGTCTGGACACACTCCAGGAAAAGGTGAATGAGAAGATTGAGACCAGACGCAGGGTTCTTAATCTCGTAGCAGAAGCGAGGGAACTTGGCGGGAAAACTTTCGGTTATCTTAAAGAAAGCTTTGAAAATCTATCACCGAAGCTTTTCAAGTCAGAAGAAGGAAAGGCTGTCATGAAGAAATACGCCTCAGCTATAAAGGAGAACAAGTCACTCTCATCACTCCACAAGCTTTACGAGAATATCCGTAAGGCTCACTCAGGAATTGACTTTGACTATTTCGTCGGAACACTCTGTGAGACAAATTGGAACGTCAAGCCAAAGGAACTCAACGAAGGTATGGAAAAGCTTGCCGGAATTGTTGCTGAGGGTTATATCGTTGTTGGTGAAGGTGCTGGAAAATATCTTGGTACTGAGAATGACAGACTTGACGGTGCAATTGAATTCATCGCCGAGAATAAGGTTGGACAGAAGAACATCGTAAAGTACAGTGAGGCCGTGAAGGTTATCCGCGAGGCAGTTGAAAAGAACGGGAACATCGCAGACAGCTTTAAGAAGGAAACCGACCTTGACAAGACCATTGAAGACCTTGTAGCAAAGTATAGCAAGGACGAATATACCGACCAGGAAGAGATTGACCAGGTTTCAAATGCGATTGCCAGAAGTGGTGACGAAGAAACCGTATTCGTAAAGAAAAAGACCGAGTGCGTAAATTCCTTGGATGAGGCAATCAAGAAGTATAGCGACGGAAACCACGAGGAAGAACTTAGCACTTTAAAGAAGATACACGAACAGGTTTCAGCAAAGTCTTATAATCCTGAGACTATCGGACCGGACATATGTAACTTCGTAGAAATGAGTAAATTATTTGAGTAATGAAAGTAATCCTTACAGAATCGCAGTTAAATCAGCTTATTCAGGAAGAGGTAAACGAAGCAAATTTTTTACAATCTTTACTTGATACCAAAAGTCCAGATAAGCTTGCATCAAAAATAGTTCTGGGCCTTTTGCTTGGAACTATTAACTTCACCGCTCTCCCTACCATTGTCAGCCAGGTTGCAGAAAATAACCCGGCGGTGGAAAACGTTGACCAGAATGGTTTCCTTAATAGAATTAAAACGATGTGGCGGAATGCTGCAAATAAAGAAGCACAGATTACAGACCAAATGAAAGCCGATGCACAACAACAAGCAGGACCAGCAACTGAGGTGAGTAAGGATGCAATTTCTCAAATTTGTAAATGGGAAACTAGGAAGGATTTCGGATATCAAATGCAGCCAAAAGACCTGCAGGGTTATTATGTAAAGGGTGAGAATATAAAGACTTATGGCTACGGACTGCGTGTACATCCAAACGGAAAATACATGCAAGACATAAAAACCGTGTGGACGCAACCTGAACTTGAAAAACTATTCAAAGAAAAGATAGAGAAAGAAAAGGCGTGGGTTCTTAATTGGGCCAACAAGAATAATGTAACTCTTGGACAGGGCCAGCTTGATGCAATGGTTAGTGCAGTTTATAATTATGGAAGAACTGGATTTTTGAAGACCGGCGTGCCAGCATTGATTGCCCAGAACCCAAATAATCCGGCAATTCCAGAAAAGTGGGCCCACCTATCAGATGCAAGGGCTAAAAAATACCCTGGTCTGGCAACAAGAAGAGCCGAGGAAGCCAATTGGTATCAAACAGATATTTCGCAGAATGCATAAAAAAATAACCCAGGTCTTACGGCCTGGGTTTTATGTTATCTTACGTAAATGAGCAGGTCCTCTGTGACCGGAACTCTCAATTTTCCAGCAGACGGGTAATCAACTCCCGCTTCTACCACATCTCCCTTAAAATCTATATCAAACCAACCCTCGTAGATACCAGGTTTGGCTGTATCTCTGGTCTGCCAGTCATATTCCACAACATACTTGTCTTCACATCCTTCTGTGTCGGCATTTTTTATGACTGCCTTCGCCTTTGAGACCTTCAGAATTCCAGTCTCAATATCCTTCATTGAAAAGACAACATCTGAGTCCTGCAAGGCATTGTTTATCTTTGCCTTATGGAAATCATAACGCCCGTCTTCTATTAATTCCATTCTTAAGGCCGGGTAATTTGAACCAACCCTGATAAAAAATTCTTGCATGTCGTTACTTTTCGTATAAATAGTTAGTTCTTCGTTTTACTCAACGCAAAACCGTTTTCTTTAAGACTATATTCAATCCTATTAAGCACGGTTTTCGTATATCTATCCCCGTTTTCAGCTATCTCGGTAAATGGGACAGGCTCCCCGTCCTGATGAAGGTAATATTGGAATGCAAAGTATGTCTTTTTACCAACTTTCATCCTCTCGTCAGCAACGTCAATATTCGCAATGAATGAACGCTGTATGTTCTTTGCTTCTGAGGTGAGAACCATAATCCCTTTCGTCATGTCATTATACACATTATTCATCCTATCTTTGAAGGACATATCTTCATCAACTTCATCAACGGGGGTAATGAATGTGCCGCCCTCAACATAGAAAGTGGTGGGCTTTTTCTTGTTAATTGTACCAATCTTTAATTTGAAATATGGATTTTCCAAAGAAACTTCGCTACAAATATTTTTAGTCATACGCAATAAATCTACAACTAAATATAAGCGATTTTGTCTGGAAGTCAAGACACGGGAAAAAGGGGCCATGTATACCTGGACCCCTTACGGCTAACCTTGTGACCACGCATTACGTGATTTGGGCAATCGCCGCTCTCATTATATAAATAGCCAAAAGTAAGAAAAAAGATGACTTTTGGCCAAATAATACATTTCTAAGCTATGGACTATTTATAGGAGAATATTGTATACAACATGGTCAGACACATATTTTTAGACAAGACAAATACTATTACGAAGGGCTCGCTCTGGAATACCGGCCTTAATCCGATATTGGAAATAAACTACGGTAAAGAGCTGTCCAGGGGCCTCATACACTTTGATGTGAATGAAATCGGCGCCCTCATTGCAGACGGAACATACAGTGACCCGTCTAAACTAAAATGCACACTGAAAATGACAAACTGTGCATCTGTTGATGGTCTACCGTATGATAAGGAAATCCATCATAGGGCTTCCGAACCAGTTGAAAGAGCTACTTCGTTTGACCTTGTACTTTATAAGCTCCCGCAGGAATTTGATGCTGGAAAAGGATTTGACTATGCTTATGATTTCTGGATGCAAAAAAATCACAGCCGGGCTTATGTAAACATGCCATCAAACTGGTATTACGCACAGAGAGCAAGGCTTTGGAAAGTGGATGCTGCGGTAATGGAGCCTGATGAGTACGGAAAACTTGAGCTTGACCAGAACCACCCATCCTACTTCTATCAGTATGTTATGTCTGGCGATACTGAGGTAAGAACCCGTTTTGATATTGAAGGCGGTGTGTATAGTCACGCTGAACTTGTTGATGAATATCATAAGTACCTTGCTGGTGAGGACAGTATTGTGGTCGGCTCGCAGCATTTTGATTTCGGCGCGGAGAACCTTGAAATTGATGTCACGAAGTATGTTCTTGATAGTCTTGAAAGCGGGAAGAACTATGGTCTCCTTCTGGCGTTTGTGCCGAATCTTGAAAGGACCAGGCTCAATGTCCAGCAATACGTTTCTTTCTTCACCGACCTGACAAATACATTCTTCCACCCATATGTAGAGTGTGATTATTGTGATGCAATTGCTGACGACAGAGCTAATTTCTGCCTCGGTCGCAAGAACAGACTTTATCTTTATACTGGAATAGACGGCACGCCAACTTCCCTTGACGACGGTATAAAGTGTACAATTGATGGTAAGGAATATGAAGTAAAACAGGCCAGCAAGGGCGTTTATTATATTGAATTCACCCCAGACCCATGTGATTTTGAGGCTGAAACAATACACTACGACGTTTGGTCAAATCTTTCATTGAATGGCGAACCAATCAGTGACATTGAACAAGAATTCGTCGTTAACGATATGAATGGTTTCCTTTCGGTTGGAAGTAATTCAGCAACTCCGGACAGGACAGTTCCGCAGGTTAGTGGAATTGACGATGCTGAAGAGCTTACAAGGGGTGAAGTGCGTGAAGTGATAGTTGATTTCAGAAAAGAATTTACCACAAACAAGAAACAGCTTATGGACAAAGCTGAGTGGAGACTTTACATAAAGGACGCAAACCGTGACCTTGATGTCATCACTTATCATCCGGTAGAAAGGGCGTTCCTTAATAACTTCTTCATAATCAATACAGAAGACCTTATCCCTAATGATTATTATGTTGATATAAGGGTTATGAACGGAATGGACACGAGATATTACAAGAAAGTTCTCAGGTTCAGGGTTGTAAGTAATGTGACAAACAGATATCAGTAAACTATGGGACAGAAAATCAGAATAAAAGAATCAGAACTTCGCAGACTTATTCGTGAAGCTATAGAAAATGCTGTTGGTAATAACCCTACGAATTCACCATCAACTGGAATTGCACCGGCTCCTGTGGCGCCAAATATGGTTGTCAACCCGAAATATGCTGATGCCATAAAACAAACCGTTGAAGATATTCAAAATGTAAAAACTTCGCTTGAACGTTTTACACATGTCCCAGGCGCTTTTTATGGAATTCCAGAAGAAAAAATGTCTGTATTTCAAACAGCAATGCAACATCTGGAAGCAGCTAAAAACAATTTGTTAACTTTATTATAATAAAAAAATCCTCCTTTTCGGAAGGATTTCTTTTTAGTTGATTCTTACATTATCACTTAATATTCCTTCAAGGTCATAGCCAGCGACCGCTTTCATGTTATCATCATTGCATGGGGCCATTGTCGGGAATGGATGAACATGTTTTGCAAACGCAGTCCTTAAAATGTCCAGGAATTCAATTAGGGTATCGCCGTAAGGAATTTGGTGTGCCTTGTTGACGAGTTCCTTCATTGCGGAATCAGATATTAGATTATCCTTCTCTTCCGCGTCAATATCTTTATTTTCAGTAACAGGTATTTCCTTTGTCGCTGGGTCAGTTGTATGTGTTCCAATGAGGTTAATCTTGTCAGCGACAATTGTTGCAGTACTCTTGAAACCATCCAATTCATAATCATTTTTTGGATAATATTTCAATGATATGAACGCTGGGGTCTCTGTATTGTTCTTCGGTCCCTTATCACCAACGACTTTTACACCGGCTTTTATGCGTACCTCTTCATCTTTAAGTTGTACGCCGGTATCCCTTCGGCCTTCAATTGAAATATCTTCAACATCTGGATATAAAGTTGGTTTTACTCCCTTTTTTATCTCCGGATTTGGGCCCCAGCCTTCATAACCAATATCAGGAATTGAGTAATCAGCGTCTTCCTTATAAAGTTTATCAAGTTGTGAGATGACCGGACCGATGTAGAAATTCAAGTGATTATATTCCCCTGGAACCATTGAAAAGACCATGACCATTTCCCCGACCTTCGGAATCACATGGAACATTTTCGGGAGTAGAGGAAAATAGTATGGTAGGTTTTCGTCATTTTCAATGATATTGTCGTAAGGTGTACGAACCTGAATTCTACCACCACCATGCGGGTCTTTCACATTCGTAACCTTTCCAAATCTTATTACTGCGCCTTGTGCCATTACATTAGAATGCTGTTCTTCTTATTTTTTCTTCGTTTTCTGCCTTTTCGTATTCCCTGTCAAGTTTGTCAAGCTCTTCTTCAAGGGCCATAATTTTAGCCTTCACCGCCTCGTATTCATTTTCAAGGCTTAATTTATACAACTTCAACTCGTTGTTTGTCAGATTTTTACAATCTTTCTGTACCATGTCTAAAATTTCTATCTTATTATAGCCCAAGCAAAGATAAAGTTATTGTTACTTGGAACTTGTGATGTATCTTGTGGGCTTTCGCTTAGTACTATAGGACCACCGGCATTACCTCCCATCAATTGAAATTTCATCTCACCAGGAGGAATGATTACAAAGCAAACACCATCATCCTGTATGTTCATCTTTATTCTGTTTATCAAATTGAATACAAACTCTTTAAGAACATCGTCATACTCTTCCTGAACATAATTCATATCAGAATAAACCTTTGCCGATGTTAATATGGTTGAAAATCCTGGCCGTCTTGTACAAGTACATATAAGTAACAATCCGGGTATCTTGGCTAAAAATACCTTGGTCTTATCCAGTGCATTTGTTACTGTGCTTATTAAGGAAGATATGTTCATTATCTAATGATGCCGTATCCTTTTGCATTATTTATGTTTGTGCCAACAGCAACCACAGGGCCACCAGCGTTTGCACCTTTTGCTGTAACAACAACGGAACCGCTAGGGATTACACATTCAACCATCGCATCGTCCTTTAGAGTGTCTACAACCTTTTCAACGACATTATAGACAAACTCATTAACAACATTGTCCGTTCCGTCAGGCATCTTACCTGTGTTTATTCCAAGCGTTTCATTATCCGCGATGATTTCTGATGTTATCTTAAGCTTACTTACCCCTGGTCTATGCACAGCTGTAGCATATATGAGGAAAGCAGCCATTGTTCGTGCTGGTTGCCTGGCTGCGTCAAGGGCATTATCTACTAATTCAATTAACCTTTTAATATTCATTCTAATCAGGTGTTGGTCCCTTTGCCTCGGGTATTATATCTGCGTAGTTAACTTCATCTATTCCTGTGATGGTCTTACCGATACCAAACATACGGATACATTCCATAATCTGGTTTAATAGCCGGATATAATCATTAAGTTGTTCCAAAAGTACGAGAATTATGATTTCATCAATGAGCTTCTTGATTTCTTTCTTGACAATTTCAAGTAAATACAGAACGATAGCATCTTTTATCTGTATGATAAGTTTCTTGATGATGGCGGACAATTTCCTAAAAATGAAATCGCTCACCAGGTCCATATCCTTCTTTCCGATGTCCTCCAAATTTACAAGCCCCATTACGTCCAGATTTATGCAGAACAGAAGCATAATCTGTGGAGAAAGCAATGCTCTGACGAACGGTTTTACGATAGCGAATAGAAGTTCATAAATGAAATTCGATTCAATTGCAAGACTGGCTGAAAGGGTTGTCTTCGTAATTCCAGTACTTCCGGATGTACCGGCAACAGAATAAACACCTCTCGTAATGGTTGTTTGTATTTCATTAAGTGTAGCAGCTGTTGATACTGAGTTCATCACATCAAGTGGAGCGTCGGGGTCATTTTGAATTGCAGATGAAGATGCGGTCATATATGGTTTTGCTCCGTATTTACGTATCTCCATCCGTTTCAGGGCCGCTGCATAGTCTTCGTTTGAGAATGAATAGTAACTGTCATCCACTTCCTTATCGTCAGCTGTAATCGTATCAAGGATTAGGGTTGAAAGGCGGGCATCAATGATTTCATCACTTAATGACAGATTGAACTGTATATCTGGAATAGGAGAAATCCCATTCAACTCATACAAAAGGTTCATGATGATTGTCTTCCAGTTGAAAATCTTTATACTGCGCAGATAGTCAGCGTTGAACTTATAAATTGTCCTCGTTATTGGAATGCTACCAAAAAGTTTTTTATCGGTTAAGTATCTCTGGGCTGGGAAGGTTACAACAAGGTGTTCAATCGGACCATAGCTTTCACTCGGTTCCATCTGTAATATCGGATAAAGTGAACGGACTGGGTCTTCATCTCCCTTGGTGAGCTTTAAATCACCGTCGTCGCCAAGATAGTCTTTCCTTGACTTAAGCCAGTTTGTCCAATCTTCTGATGTATCTCTTCTCGTATCTTTATCCCTGGCGTTTATCCTTCTTGAATCCCAGGCCATTTTGTTATATTCATACATAATATCACCAGGTCCGTAGGGGTCTGAAAATCCTTCCTGAAAATTATCTCCGCGATTTGCAACGTACCAAATGAATGCATTCATATCATCTGTTTTGTACAAGCCCTCTGCCGTGTATGCTGGCCTTACGGTGTATATGAATTCTGCCGGTGGTCTTTCGTCTTCTTTAACTTTTACACTGGCAGGAGCACTAACAACTTTTTTGAATTTCTTCTTTTCCTCATCAGATACTTTATCAAGGTCTATACTGCTATATGTATATATTGTATAAACCTCAGCATTTCTTTCTCTCACATCTGCGACCGTAACGGTACTTTCTTCTCGTTTTCCTTCGTCTCTTTTGTAATATTTTTTAACAGAGCCAGTGTTATAGAAATAGATACCGCTTTCGCTTACTGGAGATACGTGCAGCGTATTGCTAAAATCAAGTATGTTTGTCGGTATATTCAGTGGCTTCGCCCCGCCTAGAACACCTTTTTTCTTGTAAACAAAGTCAAGTGCACTGTACGGTATGAATGGGTTAATTGAACAAGTTAGAAGTGCCGTTAAGATTGTGCTTATCGTAACCTTCACACCATCTTCAAGTGTTGCAATGAAACTATTATTGTTTTGTTTTGATTCAATCAATGCGAGTTTTGATTCCAACGAGTTTAATGCTCCATGATAACCAGCTTCAATTGCCGCACCTATACTTGCATCACCCGTTACAACTTCAAGCAACTCAGCAACAAGACGTTCCTCACTATAACCGAGTGTACGAAGGATGTCAAGAACGAGGTCAAGGGTTGATTCATATTCCTTGGCATACGGAGATAGCTTGTTCAGAAATTTTCCTAGGTTTTGCTGTATAATTGTACTATACGCTGAAATTTTTCCGAACAATCTATTTGCGCTCTGTTTGTTTGTGCCAGCCATCTCTTAATTAGTTTTTAAGGTCGTATGAATCAGTATCGTCGTCTCCGCTATTCAATTCCGCACGAAGCTGGCTAAGGTCAAGTTTTGTGGCCTTTGCAAACTGCTGGTCATTAAGTGCATCCTCAATATCTCCGTTATGCTTGATTATTTCGCCCATAAACTTCACAAGCTCAACCTTCGTGGATAGAGCCCTGTTAAGGTCACCGTGATAGTCATGCATGGCCTTTGCATACTTCGCCTTAGAATCAATAGTGGCATCTGCCAGGTTTGTACTGGTGATGAGCTTGTTGATTTCATTCTGAACACAAACAAGTTGTCTACATGCCTGGTCGTATATTTCCTGGAGGAGTTCTTCAACCTTCTCCGTGGAATTAAGTCTGATTTTAACTTTCTTTTCCATTTCCTTAATCGCTTGTCATAAATAGTTACGGGCCAATTTTTTCCCTATTCGTCATCAATCATTCCCTTCTTAAGAATGTAATACGCCTTCTTGAAACTCTTCATATTGTCCCGCACTTCCTTGGTCGTCATCATTGTTTCTTCACGAAGGAAATAAAGGACTGAACTCTTTTGCAACTTGTTACTTCCGTCTACATTTAGGACATCCTCCCACCTGTCAAGAAGCTCAGTAAGCGCCATTCCAACCTTCATTTCGTTGTCTGTAAGTGAGTTCTTTTCCCTATTGGCCATCATGTTCTTAATCTCGGTTGACATTTCCTTAATCAAACGTTCAACCATTGAGAGGTGGCTTTCTTCTTCCTGGGCAACGTATCGTGGGTCTTTTGCAAAGTCATCCAGCATTTCATCGTACGGTAGATTCCTCTGTTTGTTCTTTGTGTACTGTATGTTCTTGTAAATCAAATAGTTCTTACACACAGTTCCGCAATATGAATAAGCCTTGTAGTGATGGAGTTCAAGTTTATAGAGTTTATACAGCGGTTCATCAACTGGTTTGTCTTCTGGACGTTCTTTCCACCGGTTCTTCATCGTTTCAATATCAACCGGGTAATACATATCTCCAAAATTTTTGGGCTCTTCTGCGAACACCCTTATGTACTTCGGAGAGTGTTCGTTGATTGTTTTCTTGAGCTCAATGAAACCAGCGGCTGTCAAGTCAACTGGTGGTTCAGGTGGGTTATCTGTAATTTCTTCATATACCCACATTTCCGGTTTGAAATTGTTAATCTTTGTCAGTAGATAAGATATCGTATCGTTGAATGTCTGCTGGAATTCTTCTTCTGGCACAAACAACTTATACCGCCTTATAATTGATTCTATCATCTTCGTTAAGGCGGGCATTAAAATAGTATTGAATATCTTGTTTTTTTCTTCAGTGTTTTGGGCAGCTATGTAGTCAACGATTGCTTGTTCTTCCTTCTCATAGAAATACCCCTTTCTCTCCTTTGGTTTTCTTCCTCTTTTTGCCATTTTGTCGTAAAAACTGTCAATTTTTGCGACACTTTTTCATCTTCTTCTCTCTTTAACCTGCAAAATAACAATGCACTTTCCTTTACATATTAAGATGTAAGGGGGCCTGGCTTTGCCTGACCCCCATTGTGTCATTATTCTTCGTAGGTCTTCTTTCTATCGGTCTTATAGAGGTATTCCTTTCTTGCAAGCTCTACCCAGAACTCGCTTTCGCGGTCACTCATATTCTTTGCATAGTCATCCGCAAGAGAACCGTTCCTGTTAACAAGGTGGAAATAACCAACCTTAGGGATTACAAACACATTCTTTTCCTTGTTGATGGCACGGAGAAGGAACTCATACCAGAATGAAAGCTTCATACTCTCCTTCAAACCGCCAATCTCAATGAAATCCTTTGTTTTAAAGACTCCGCCGGTCGTGTTGAAGATAAGGTAGTCCTGGAGGCACTCGTTATCAAAATAGCCAAGCTTCTCGGAGAACGAACTTGCCCACACAGCTTCGTTAACGTACCCGACAGGACCCATCTCCTTGTGCTCTGCGTCAAAAACTTCGGTCAATGGGAGAAAAACAGAGATGTCATCCCCAGTGTTGATATACCTTACAACGTTATCAAACCAGATTGGTGTGAACTCGTCATCGTATTCAAGGATTGCAAAATAGTCGGTCTTTACCTTCTTTGCTGCGGCGTTAATCTGTGTGGAGAACCAAGCATTTTCATTCTCAATATATACTGCTTCTCCAAGATTCATGGCTTTTACTTGTTCAAGTACTTCCTTCGGTCCGACAAACATTAAGTCGGACGGATTGTTCTTGCTTGTCTCAACAAAACTCTTTACTGCGGTTTCAAGAAGCGTCTTTACTTCATCGTCAAACTTATGGACCGGTATAATTGTTGTTATCTTGTTCATATTACTTCAAGTCGTTAGGTGTCAATTTATTATTCTTAATCTGTGCGAGAACTTCCTTAAAGTCTGAAAGTCGCTTGTCAAACAACTCCTTACCGTATTCCTTCTCAACGTCAGCCTTGTGGGCATCATAAGTGTAATCCTTTGCTGCATTGCCGAGGTTATCGTAAAGTTCCTGTGGGATTCTGTCAAGCGTCCATGTTCTTACAACGCTGGCAACCATATCCGGAACCCTGCGGATGTCATCAAACCAGATGAATGCCGGGTTAAGACCGTTGGAAGCTTCCTTACCATCCTCGCTTTCCTCGTAGACAAATGTCCAGTCGGTAGGCGTTGCGGGAACCTTTGCAAGAACGATTGAACCGGACTTCGCAGCTTCAAGAGCCGAATAACCGAAGTCACTGATATCGTCCATCCATACGGTGATTGCGCCCTCACGAAGAGCGTCAGCGAATACTTCCTGAGTAACGCCACGAAGGTCACGGAATGAAACCCACTTATAGACAGGATACTTCCAGTAGAAAGGCTTCACAATCCTGCTGATATCGTCCTGACTTCTTGATACGACATTAATGATAAGCTTCTTAGGAGTATCATTATTACGGAAAACAGGAGCAATCATGGGGCGGACGACGTGGGTCTTGATGCCAGGGAAATATTCGTCAGCAATGTCCTTGAGAGCCTTTGTCGTTACAACCATCTCATTGATGTTCATATCAAACGGTGTGGCTCCAACAGGCATAAAGTCGGCCATGAAACTGTGGTTTTGCAGGATGATTACTCTCTTGCAAGGGAGTGTCTTAGTTTGAGACATCACGGAAGACAAGATTTCAGGAATGAAAAGGAAATCGCTGGCTGAAATTTCAACATTCTCCTTCTCAATATTATGATGCGGGAGGTCTGCAGCTGCATCTCCAAGCCAATCACGAACGCCAATGAACTCCTCTTCCTGATGTAGCATTGAAACATTATAACCAAGCTCTTTCAAAGTCAGGGCCGTACGGTAAATATACTCAAGGGAGCCGGAAGGATTACCCTTTGTATCAATCACGAAAAAGAATACGTTGAAGGATTTGTTCTCCATCTTTTGGATATTGTCCTCAACTACTCTCAACATTTCTTCTTTATTCAATTCTGCCATTCTATATTATTGTTTTTCACTTATTTCTTCTATCATTCCTTCCGCTATTAGGGTATTGAAGGCCAATGCGAACCCAAAATCAACCTGGTTCTCAGTATCGTTTGTATTTACGTTACTATCAAGCAGTTTTGTTACCAGGCCCTTGATGAAATCATAAACAATCATGTCTTCCTGGGTGTTTCCGGTTGTTGTAATCTCTCTGTTTATCTTTGAAGAGAGCCGGAACTCACCATTTTCATCAGTTTCATAGGCTTCTGTAATTTCCCCTTCGCTTCCGGTTTTTCCGCTTGATACAAGACAGAAATTATTTATTCTCTCAATATTCAATTTGTAATACTTTCCGTTAAAGGTCAGTGAAAACTTGTCGTTCAACATTTTATCGTTTCTATTCATTTATTTTTGTAGGTTCGTTTGAAAAATACTTCGCTACTGCCTGGGTTGCCGCTGCTTCATAGTCAATACCGAGAGAAGATACGTCCTTATCGGCAAGTTCTTTTATCGCTTGATTAAGCTGTTCGCATACGGCCATCGGGCTATATTTATCATTTGGACCGCCATACCTTGAAAAGATTGCCCTCACGGCAGGAAAGGCGCACACAAGTACCGACCCAAGATAAGCACTTTCCGTAACAAATAGATATCGTGCCATTTTTGTGAAACCATCAGCTACTTTCCTGGCAGTTTCTTCGTCTAGACCATCAAGCATATTTGTTGATTTCCATAACTCATATAATCTTTCCTGGTCGGTACCGATATCAACTACTTTCTTGCTAAGTTCTTGTAGTATATTCATTTTTCAAGCAATTTTTCAATTATTTCTTTATCGGTAAGGAAAAGACTGAGCGTTTCATAGTGATAATCGGCCTCACAATCTTTGTTGTACTCCTTTACTATTTTGACTGTTGTTTTTCCATCCGGTTTTGTTGATAACAGTGTCGGATTTGCTGTAATGAGGACATCACACTTGTCCCAAATCGTGCTGGAATCACTTGGAAGATAGACTTCACGGATTTTAGTGCCCAACTTTGAAAGGAAAAAGTACGTATTTCCGATTGATGCACCGTATTCCATCGTTGAAACAAACATCACTTCTATCGGTTCGTCCGTATCAACGTCTTTCAGTGTTTGTTCGGTCCACTCATTAAGCTGTTCCGTTAATTTCTTGGTACAGGTCGGGCATTTTCCAAACAATTCAAACGGATAATCCTCATAAACGAACTTTTCATAGGCTCTCGTCGTCTTGAAAGGCAGCGCAAGCTCCATGTCATTGGTTGTTTCATTGAATTCTTCCGGATTATACTGATGATTATATCCTTTTACATAATACATCAGAAAATTGTATGTGAAATCCCTTACTACATCGTTAAGGTCTATTGCAATTTTCATGTTTTAATAAGTTTCTTTAAAAATATAGTTGAATAATAGGGTATTGTCAAGCATTATTCAGCCTTAGCCTTCTTTTGTGTCAGTTTTTTCTCCCTTCTTTCAAGAGCACCGACATCTTCAATAGACAATCCATCCTTTCTCGGTGCCATTTCCTCGTATTTCTTCGTCAAGCTTTCCGTTTTATGAGCTTCAACGATATCAACATTCTGTGTAGCCCCAACTTCAAAAGTAAGAACGAAACTACCGTCAAAAATTGATATCTTTTTGAACTTTAAGAAGGCATAGTTGTACCAGACATAGTCTTCAGCCCCAAAAGCCTTATCGGTTGTAAAGCTAATTGCCTGAATGTCAAGAAAATCGGTCTTTTTAAGGTTGTTATCCTTGATTCTATGTAATTCAGCGATGAGAATAGCATCTGTTTTTGTAAATTGTCCAGCTTCGGTAGGCAAATACAGGTCAAGTTTTACTTTTCCGGCCTTTGTTTCCCTTACGACAAGTTTCGTTACGAAATTTTGCAGAGCAAATCTTGGTGTGAACCCGTTATATTTCAGGTCAATGAGCGATACATAGTCCCCGCCATTCGTATTTATAGCTTCTTTAAGGTCTTCTGCTGTCATTGCAAAGTTCGTCGTCTTCTGGATTTTCTTATTGTCCTGGATTAAAACGACGTGATAGCCCCTTTCATTGAAAACTTCCGGGTGTTTGTCATATTTCATGGCCACTTTCTTGACAGCAATGGCAGAAAGTTCCTTTTCAGAACCAACTGAATCATCACCCAGGTCTCCGATGAGTGTCACTTCGTATTTATCAGCCTCACGAGCCACCCTATAAGACATATCAATGGTTTCCAGGACCTCTTGTGTCTTGTGTTCTCTCAAAAGGTCGTTATATACACTGTTGATTTCAAGTTTGTGCGATATTTCCTGGTTATCACCATCCTCTCCACTGACTTGTGATAGCATAGTAGCGTCTGCACTTCTCAATCCCTGGAACAGCCCGTGGAAGAAAAGTGTCAAATTGAGCTTAAGTTTCTTAAAAAATTTAATCATCGTAGCCAAGATTTAAAAGTTTCTTCTCCATTTCATTTAATATCTTTAACCTAACCGCATTAATGAGTGACAATCTCCGGGAAAGTTCAGCATATTCTTTTTGCTGTTTCTCGCTTTGGTTATCGTAGTCAATTCCACGGCTCATAGCCACTTTATCCTCATAATTCTTTCGTACAGCATTTGCGGCTTTTTCTGCAGCTACAAGTTGTTCAAAATTCAAACCTTTGATTTTCGTTGCCATATCTATTCTTTTTTTTTAGAAATGTAATCCATATGACGGTAAAAGTCAAATAATTTGCGTTTTATGAATATTTATAACAAAACTAACTTTTGAGATGGGACAAAAAGTTTTAAACGAGGAGCAAATGCGACAGTACGTTGAAGGGGAAGTACGCAAAGCCCTCATGGAAGGAAATATAGACGAAGGACTTGATGAAAATATCATTAACTGGCTGGCTGGAAAACTTTTCGGCAACGGAGGGGGCCCCAATAGCATTTTAGGAAGATTGATTAAGGACCATATGAATTTTCCTGATTTAATGAACCTTGTAATCGGTATTTTCGGCGTGGCACCAATTGTAAAGTGGCTGTGCGGTGCTTTTGGCATTGACGTAGACGGACCTCTCGGTAATCTCCTTGTCCGTGCTTTGTCTGGTGTTGGTACGGTTGCTATTGGCGACGCAATACAAAATAGAAAATCTTAGGTTTATGATGAAATATATCTTAAAAGAAAGTGAGCTTCGTTCTATGATTGATGACATTGTTAGAGAAGAGTTTAACAATGCCATTAATGAGGGCATCGGTACCGGAATTTGGAACACTGTAAAAAATGCTGGGCTTGGTGTCGTCGCCCCTTCTTTACTGGCACAGAAATATGCTGCCACAATGAACCAAATCATAAATGGTAACAGAGGAAACCCGATTAGCAATACTGTAGATGTGTTAAAAGACTACTTTGGGAACAGTAGAGAGGAAAAAGCAAAACGGGAGGCAAAAAAGAATGAAAAGGAAGCCAAAAGAAGACAAAGGGAACAAAGAAGACGCAAATAAATAAAGGTCGCACAGAATGCGACCTTTTTTTGCTACTTCCAGTATGAATTCTTACCGGAACCGTTGATTATGAGCTTTGTGTTTTCGCGGAGTTCCTGAATTGTACGGCATCCAGTATAGGACATACAGCTTCTCATATAATCAGCCATATCCTCCGCCCACTTCGCGATAGGGTATTCAACAGGAATCGGCTTTGAGAATCCTTCGGATGTTACCTTCCCACTTCCTCCAGTTAATCTCTGGGCCTTCTTGGTGCTCATTCCGTAATATAGGCGGTACGGCTTTCTCTTGCTAAGCTTACGGTACGAATCCCAATATTCGTTGTCCTCGTTTTCCATGAGGTCGCTCTTGTTTTTCAACTCCTTCAGCTTGTCATAATACTCTTCTGCTGGAATCGCATCGGCCATGTTCAGGTTGTCCGGATGTAGGAAGACGATTGACTCGCACGCTTCCTGCGCCTTGGCAAATATACTGCCACTCATGACCGCGAAAGCTCCGAGACAAAGGCATTTCTGAATGTCATCAAAGTTATGGATTCCACCATCAACGATAATTTCAGTTCTGGCTTCTCCATTCCAGGCTTCGTAATCATCCTTTTTCATTCTGAGCTCGTCAATTAATGTGGCAGTCGGATAGTGGATTCCTACATTGCTCGTCGTGATACACCTACTTCCAGTACCAATACAAGCCCGCATGAAGTCAATCTGATATTTACTGTAATAATCATAAGCTTCCGGAACCGCGACATTGCCAGTTATAATAACAAGCTTGTCTCCGAATTTATGTTTTAGTTCAGCGCATATGGCATAAAGCTTAGACATTGTACCGTGAGCAATATCTATACATATATAATGTATGTTTCCGTCTTTAAGGTCCTTTTCAAGTCCCTCCGCTTCTTGTAAAGAAAACGAAGAAAATGTCTCTTTACTGATTGCAATGCGCTTCTCGTAATCAACCGTTCTCGGAACCACACAAATGAACCCGTGGTCAAGCCATACCTTGTAGTTGTTCTCGTCAGTCACGGCCCCCATTGGTGCAACGATTACCGGATACACCTTTCTGCCGCACATCTCAATCATCGGGTCACATTCGGACCGATGCCATATAGTAGAAATAGGGGCTTGAATGATATTAACATCTTCAAGCTCGTATCCCGTCTTTGTCAGTTTGCTTTCCGCCATCCTTACTCTTCGTTCAGTTTATTAAACCTCTCACGCTCAATGGCATATGCGAGTTCATTTGCCTGGCGTACGATTGTGGTAAGAATATCCACAACATACTTGCGGCTCTTGGCCTCTTCACCGTCCTTGTCCAACGAGCAGATAGCCTCAAACTCAATCGGAGAGAGTTTAACGCCGAGATTCATTGCGTTAAGTGCACTTCTCTCGCCGAATTTCAGGCATCCTTCGGTCTCAGCAAACTTGTAGAGCATTCCTCTCTTGTCAATCTCCCACTGGTTGTCGTTCTTCTCGTACATCTCAATCTTGGAGAGGTGCTGGATGAGACAGACCTTCAGGAGCTGTTCCTTCGTCACATTAGGGAAGGTTCCACATACCATCTTTGCGATGCGTTCCGCGATTGACGAGAACAGGTTGATGTGTGAAATAAGAGCCCCAGGATATGCGAGACCGGTTTCAATTGAAAGGGCTCCGGCGGCGACTTTCAACTGTGTTTTAAGTTCTTCTTCGTCCCAGTGTTCTGCAAGGTTTACTGCCTGCATGTTTCCCCAGAACGTAACCCACTGTTTGTTAAAGTTTTCCTCAGAAAGTGTAAGATTCTTCATAATGCTATCTATTAAATTAAACGATTATCTGCACTATTAATATACAAAAAAAGTATCGGTCATCCAAATTGAATTAAGTGAAATGATAGACTATTTATAGAAAAATATTGTGTAAGATGAAGTATCTTTTGTATTATAAGTTAGACAGTAAGTTTGTTACAGACCAGACAAATGCTGGTGGTGACGGAACGAAAGTTGTATCTGTCGTTGATGGGGTTGCATGGACAAATGATGCAGAGAAAGCTTATTTTAGATTAAGTGGAGAGGCATCAGCGGTTACAAGCTATACTGTTACTGTCCACTATTCATTCTATGATATAGCACTAAGAAAAACAATATCTGTAAAACCGGATGATATATATAATGTTGATGTTTATACTGGAACCAGCGGAAATTCTTTATTTGTACAGCCTAAAAATGCTGAAGGCTATGAACTTGATGATGAGGCGTACAAAATGGTTGAAGTTACCGGTAATACAGAGGTAACATTTAATTATAAATATAAACTTGATGGTACCAGGCTTGTACTTTATCATTCATCTCTTAATGCTAGTTATTCAGACCCTTGGACAATTCTGTTAATTGGTAATGAGTCTGCTCTTAACGGTTTAACTAAAATAATAGTTGATAACGAAACAGAGGTATTACCAGGTGATTTGGCCAGCGGAACGTCATTGTTATTTCCGGCTTCACCAAGAACTGTGCATAAGTTTGAGTATGTGTATGACCATGTATTGACTGATATACCAGAAAGAGCATTCAGCGGGTGTGGGGTTGATAAGATTATATTCCCTTCAAGCGTTACTGGAATTGGCGATTATGCTTTTTATAGTACAATATGCCAAATTAGTGATGGTACGCCTGGTTTGGTGCAAGGTGGAACGTGGACGATACCTGGACACATTAAGAAAATCGGTAACTATGCGTTTAGATTTATGGTATCAGCATTTGCAGCTAGTGGGCTTGTTCTTGAAGATGGAATAGAATACATTGGCGGCGGCGCTTTTGCTGAAGGCAGTTGGGTTGTTATGCATTGGCCAAACACACTTAAATACATTGGTGGCAATCAGGCATTTAGAGTTTCTAGTGGCCCTGATGGCCATCTTACATTACCAGATAGTCTAGAAACGTTAGATGATGGTGGAACGTTTATGCAGAGTATTTTTACTGGTGTAACGTTAGGAAAAAATCTTTCTTATATTGGGGACGGTACATTTACTTTATGTACAAAAGTACGTGAGATAACATTCACGTCCCCAAAAGCGCCAGTAACTAATAGTTACGCTTTCTCATCTATCGGGGCTGATGTAACTGGTGACAAGTTTATGTATTATCCTGGAGGTGGAACTGGTTACGAATGGTTAATTAACTACTTCACCGAAAAAGGCTGGATTTGTACGCCAATTTATTTCAAAGCTTATTTCGAAACTACTGGGGCAAATCAGACTGTTAAACTTCTTCATCGTGCATCAGCTGTGACTGAAGCATATGTTGATGACACCATATTGGTTTCTGGAAGTGATATAGACGCTTTAACGGCTTATACATTTGAAACACCTGGCATTCATACCATTACCGTTACAAACCTATCTACGGTTTCGGCGGCTTCTAATATGCATTATGTAGCGTCAATATACACCGGAAATACAGATTTGGTGCGTATTGATTATATAGCCGCCGGAAATAGCGCACCACAGCAGGTTTTACTTTCAAATTGTAAGAAACTTTCAAGTGTAACGTTGTCGGACGGTACGCTTGGCATTGAAGGCTTTAGTGGCGATACATCATTAACCAGTATAGTTATGCCAGATAGCATTAGTGCATTTACATATTACTCATCCGGCTTTAAGGGCTGTACAAATTTATCAAGCGTCACTCTATCAAAAAATTTGGTGGATATTTCTTCATCTGCTTTTTGTAATTGCACGGCACTTCAAAGCATCGTAATACCAAACAGTGTCACCGGAATCAATCCGTATGCATTTTATGGGTGTACATCCTTGAAAGACGTAGAAATAGGAAAAAATTTGAAGCGAATTTCATATGAATATGATAGTTGGGGGTATGCATTTGGATATTGCGCTTCGTTGGAAAAAATAAAAATACCGGATTCATGTGTGTATATTGGAGCGAACACATTCCGTTGTTGTACTTCTTTAAAGGATGTTGATTTAGGAAACGGAGTAAGTGGTTTGGGACCTATGTGTTTTTACAGTGCGGCTAGCCTTACTTCCATAACACTACCAAATAGTATTGAAGTAATAAGTGGTAATGGTGAATGTTTTTATTCTTGCAAGAATTTGGCAGCTTTTTATGGCAAATTCGCAAGTGCTGACCATAGATTGTTAATATCTGGTTGTTCTGTTATAGCTTTTGCTGATGCTGGACTAAGTAGCTATACAATACCAGACACTGTATGCTCTTTAGCAAACTACTCTTTTTTCCAAACAAGTATAGCAGAACTTAATATTCCGAGTTCCATTACTGATATAGGTGTTTATGCCTTCAAATATCCGCTTGGCAATTATACGTATGAGTCGGGCTGGCTAGCAAATCATTGCCCGAAGTATAATAACATTTATTATCCAACAGAATATTATGCCTATGCAATAAAAAAAGGAGCATCGCTACCGACTTCTTTTAAAGAAGGAACAAAATATATTGGAGACTATTTTTATAGTGGTTATAATATTACAAGTATTACATTACCAGAGACACTTGAAAAACTTGGTAAAGGATGCTTTTACAACTGCAGTGGGTTGACATCAATAGTAATCCCAAACAGCGTAACCGAAATTGGTAACTCTTGCTTCGCTGTGTGTAAGAGTTTAGCAAGCGTTACACTTTCAAATGCGTTAACTTATCTTCCAAGTTTTTTGTTTGAATATTGTTATGCACTTACCGGAATTACAATACCGACGAGTGTAACTGGAATCGGTGCGGCTTGTTTTTCTAGATGTTCTGCAATATCATCAGTAACTATGCCAGATTCGGTGCAAGCTTTAGACCCATATGATGAGGCATATTATGGTAACCACGGCATATTTTATGATTGTTCAAGTCTTACGTCAGTAACATTGTCTAACAACTTAACTGGTTTGTCAAGGGATATGTTTGGCGGTTGCAAGAGTTTAACAAGTATCACAATACCAAACGGAGTAAAGAGAATAGAGGGACGTTGTTTCGCTGATTGTGTTAAACTTACTGGCTTGACTTTCCCAGCAAACGTGGAATATCTTGGATATTGGGTTATAGATAACTGTTCTGCGTTAACCAGTTTGACGAGTCTAGCTACAACCGCCCCAGAACTATATGATACCGGAAGCTCAACCGGAGGAAGTAAAACATTTACTGGTGCTCCGAAAAACGGTATATTATATTATCCAGCCGGGAGTGATTATTCAGTTTGGATGGGACAATATCAACTTGGTGGCAAAAACTGGACAACCAAGGAAATTTAAGTTAAAAAATTATGTCAAAAAATTGGAAACTCATACATATCAAGAGCAAGCAACGGGGAGAAAATGAAAACTCCCCGAAGCTTCCTACTTCAGAACAGCTTGAATATGGTGAAATCGCAATCAATTACGGCAAGGATATAGAAACTATCGCAATCCGTAATGAGAATGACGAGATAATCAAGTTCATTCCGGAGCACAAGATTAAGGAATATGTTGACCAGAGAATTGCGGAAGTCATGGCTCTAATGGAAAAACAATCCAATGAAATAGAGCTGGACGACAACAATTCAATTGACTCTGGAGAATATTAAAAATAGAACGGACCCACTTGGCTGTGAGTCCGTTTTTCTTATTCCTTTGTCCAGTTTATACCCTTATCAGTTGTTTTATAAGTTCCGGGCTGCAGTCCACCATTTGAGATTGACCATAAGACGAGTTTCATAATCCACTCCATATTGTTGGTAATGTAAAGGTATAGTTCCCACATATGGTCTTCCAGTTCCTTAGGATATACCTTTCCGGAAGCGCCATCGTCAATCGCTTCTCCATAGTGTCCCGTGATGAGTGCAACATCCTCCATTACATAGGTACCTCCAAACATGTTCCACTGGTTAACTCCCCATCCGTATTGAGAGGCATCATCGTTGTACTCGTTGATTCTGTTCTTGATATCAAACAACTTGCTGTGAAGCCTAGAATATTTCTTCTGTCTTTCCGGTGGCATGGATTCAATCTCTTCCATTGCATCCATAATCGGTTGGATTGGTAATTCCTCACCGAATTCAAAAGCGTGAAAATTGATGTTCTGTATCAATCTGATGTGTTCGTCCGTAAGCGTAATCTTCTTTGCTGCCATAATTTCCCTTTTCTACTAAAGTACTAAAAAATCTTTACTAGTCAAATTTTTCGGGCTATTATTTATTTGAAGTATGAAAAAACAAGAAGTAAAAGATAATACATTGAAGGACAAGTGGATTGGGAAGAGATACCTGGACAGGAATTACCCTGAAGAATTCACGGACCTGGCCATTGAGAGATTTGAGGATGTTGAAAAGTGGGAACAGAAGATGAGAAAACAGGGCCCACCATTCAACGAGCAGTTCTGTGCCGATGTTTATGCAATTGCCAGCATCATGAGCAAGGATGACTCGTTCAAGGGCAAGTTCAATCCAGGTGCTCTGTATGATGAAATGTGCGAGACAATGGCTGAGATGAGAAAGGGAAAGAAGGAATACTCACTTTATGACGAGGTAAAGATGCTTTCAAAGGTAATGGACAACCACAAGAAAAAGACCGCCACAAAAAAGTGACGGCCTTTATTTTATCTTCTTAGTGACTCAATTGCCATGATTGCGTAAGCCGCTAGGTCCATAAGTGTATCCTCAATCTTTTCTCCTTCAACCTTTTGTTCTGCACCAGGTTTTGTCAATGTTTCCAGTCGGTTCATTTTATCTCCAAGTCGCATCACATAACTTATAATGCCGAACTTGTCATATGACCTTTGTGCTGCATTTCCATAATCGTTGTTTTTCTTACGGTGCAATTCCATCATTTCCTGGCATATTCCGTCAAAATTACCCGCAACGATTTTACATTGCTTGTCTTCACATTCCGGAACAGTACAAGGTTCTTTTTCAATGGTTTTTTTACAGCCGGTCAGTTCTTCAGCCAACTTTTCAACATCCTCAGTCTTGTCTTCCGGTAACTTGTGCCTGTTGTAGAACATATTCTTCTTTGTTTCACGCATTCTTGGAATAAGGTTCGCAGCGATATTTATCATATCACTCTCGCTCATCTTCTTGCTTCTATCAATGTTTTCCCCTGGTTCATAAGGAAGTAATAACGAAAGAACGCCAGTCAAAATGTCATAAACAGAGTGTATATCATTTTTTTCAAACTTTTCTCTGATTTCTTCCTCTTCCTTGTCGCTGAGCATACCCTTTTGGAGGTTCTTTCTCACATTTTCGCGAATGACCTCTTCTTCGTATTTCTTCATGGGATTATTGTTTTCTTTCTCTGTTTCCTCATCCCTAGTTTCTTCATTTATTTCGTTGAGACGTTTTTCCAACTTAAGTTTCTCCTCGTGCCTTTTTAAACGTTTCTCCCTTTCTTCGTTATGTTTTCCCCAGATTTCCTTTAGCTTAGCCTCATCGTCTGGAGTTAATACGTACTTCCTGAGTTCTCTTGTGTTTTCTTCCCGCTCTCTTGCAAATTCTGGGTCTTCTTCTGTCTCATGTTTGCAATACCACCCGGCTTCCAAGTTCATCTTGTCCTCATCGCTCATTTTCTTAATATCTATTTCTTTTTCCATAATTATTTTTTTTGCTCCATTTATTATTTCTGCTGGTTTTGGCTTTTCATAGTTCAGGTTCTTGCTAAAACTAAAGTAAGGACACGTTTCTTCCCATTTTTTCGTAAAAGGATGTTCTTCGAGCCACTCGTTGTGGACCTTTTCTGGGTCTTCGTCTTCTGGCTGAATTTTTTGAGTATATCCGTTGTTAATAAGAATTTTTCTGACATCCCATTCGTTTATGAAACCTTTGTCAAGCATCCAGCTAGGGCAACCATGGTCTCGGAGTTCCTTTGCTATTTCAGCCTTTGTTATGCCGAACTCCTTGGCTAACATGTTCCATTGTTCGTCTTCGGTTCCAGGAAGTGGTGGAAATTTAATTTTTCTCGGTGTCATCGTTGTGTTGCGTACAATTATTTATTCATTAATTTTTCCACTACTTTTTGTACCCCGTCATGCCAGTTTTTCGGGGTATATAATCCTTTGAAGTCTTTCTTGTATTTTGTCTTGTCCAACACCGAGTAATATGGTCTCCTCACCTTTGACCCGTATTCTTTTGTTGTGACCCCGTTTATTCCGCAAAGACCGAGAATCTTGTGAGACCACTGCTCGTAAATCTCATATGCAAAATCGTACCAGGAAGCGACACCCTCATCAGTAAAGTGATAAATCCCATTTTCAAGCAGAGGAATAGTGTCCTTACCTTCAAGTGGCGTGGTCCTTTCAATGATTTTTACGATGAGTTCAGCAAGGTTCCCAGCATATGTCGGCGTTCCAATTTGGTCATTTACAACGTTGATTTCGCTTTTTTCGCTGAATAGGCGCAACATTGTCTTTACAAAGTTGTTCCCATATTCACTGTAAAGCCAGGCGGTACGGAAAATCAAGTACTTGCACCCGCTTTGCTCAATACATTCCTCTCCTGCGCGTTTTGTGTTGCCATATACAGAAACCGGGAGCGTCATTCTGTCTTCGGTATAAGGCATAAACCCCATTCCATTGAAGACATAATCAGTTGAAATATGAATTAACTTTGCCCCAACAGATAGTGCAGCTTCGGCAAGATATTGGGGTGCTAACGCGTTTATTTTTGCGGCAGTATCATAATCGTCTTCCGCTTTGTCAACATTCGTATAGGCGGCACAGTTGACAATCACGTTTATGGAGTTATCCTTGACAAAATTTTTAACCTCTTCCTTATTCGTAATATCAAGTCGTGCAATGCCGTCACTCTCGCTTTCAATGATGTCCGTATAGAAATAGACATTATCAGTTCCGTTGTTCTCAATTACAATTTCGTCAACCCGGTCCCTTATACATCTTCCAAGTTGTCCGTTGGCTCCAGTTATCAGTATGTTCATATTAAAGGTCTTTTAATGTGGTTATTCTGTTCTTGTCCTTTTCGGAGAGGACAATGATTGTATCATTTTTCAAAATAGACGTGCTCGTTGCCGTCAGGTAGGACATAATGGTATCAAGCATTCCTTTTACCGTCATGGTCTTTCTGGTCATTTTAGTGTCGGAAACCTCGTCATAAACATTCAAGAGAGCAATGTTTTCGTCATCCCATCTAATCCCACCTTCACTCTCCTTGTTGTAGTAGTTATCGCACTTGTACTCAAACACGGTTTCATCAGCCAACACAAGAAAACCGTGAGCAAATCCCCTTGGAACAAAAAACTGACACCTGTTATCCTCGGTTAAAAGAGCGAACACACATTTTCCAAATGTCGGGGAGTCTTTACGGATATCAACGGCGAAATCAAGAACGGCACCCTTCAACACTCTCACGAGTTTCGCCTGCTCATAAGGTGCTTTTTGGAAGTGGAGCCCCCTGAATACAAACTTTGACGACTTGCTCTCATTTTCCTGCAACGTGTGGAAATCGTATTTATTATTTGTCTTCTCGTTAAACTCTTTCTCGTTGAAGACCTCATAAAAATAGCCCCGCTCGTCCTCATGCAGGTCGGGGTGTATAAGCAGGACGTCTTCCAGTCCTTTCATCGGTTCTATTCTCATATATGATAAATCGGTTATTCTATAGTAATATACTAAAAAACAACCGAAATATCAAATATTAAAATTGCATTGTCTTCAGCAGTTCCTTTACGGATTTCGTGTAACTTTCATCAAGCGAAATGAGATTGATATACTCATTGTTGATGATGTCCTCACACATTACAATTGGGGAGTGCGATACAGTTATAATCTGTGTCCCCATTCTCTCACAGATGGTCGGGAACGCGTTATTGTAAAGGTTCCATACTGTCATGATGTCAAAGTTAACCTCCGGCTCATCAAACAGTATTGTCATCGGGACCTCCTTGTCATAGTTCTCAAACTGCTGGAAATACTTGTCCTGGGTCTTGTAGGACTTGTACCACGTATCATTCTGCCTCTTGTTCTTCAAAAAAGGTTCAAATATTTTCTTTATGGTAAGTCCCCTTTTCTGGTATTCAAGGACGTTTCCAAGCATCCACATAGCCCTTTTACCGGCATTGGTTTTACTTCCTGCAACCCTAAAGGTAATCTCGTCAGAAAAGCTGCCGAGAGCGGTCCCTTCAAGTCCGCCGATGAAGCTGTTGCCGAGATTAAATGTGTGGGCAAAGTTGTCATAATAAACGACATTTCCGTCCCAAACAACGTCGGCAGTGTTTTCCTTTAGCTTTTCAATATGCTTAGCCACAACTTCAGTACTTTCCCTGTCATCGTCCCACCCGAAGACATCAAGCGGGTCTCCTGGGCGTGTCATACCGTCCCCCACAATTCCGGCAGTTCCTGCAATGGCTTTGAGGATTGTGGTTTTCCCGCACCCGTTTGGACCGAAGATGATGTTCAGCTTGCCCGGCTCAAAGTTAAAGGTCTTGCCGATAAGTGTACCTGCGGCTGGATTTATGAACTTGCCTTTGTTGTCGTCATAAAACTTCTTCTCCTCTTCCCAGCGGGCATAGTCCCTGTCGTACTTCTCCTTCTTGAAAACCTTCTTCCCTTCCATATCGTCGCCTGAAAATTTCCAGTCGGTATATTCGTAGCTGTCCTTGTTCGGCGCCTTCCCTGGATTTTCCGGCTTTACATATAGATACCCGTCACCTTTTTTTGGAAACGTAATACTCTTAATCATAAGTTATTGATTTTTAGTTGATTTTGACTCTTACAATATATCTGTCGGTCTTTATGACCCGGTCCTTTCCGTCAAAATGAGCCGGAACATTGATGGTTACGTGTTTAATGACGTCGTCCGGTCCCAAAATAAACCCCGGAACACTGAGACGCTCAAGTTCATGGCGGTCAACGTAAATGTTTCCGTCAAGCGCTTCAATGTCCTTCTGTGCTTCAATATACATCTCAAGGGCCTTCTCTGCGTCTTCAATGGTCTGGTAAGCGCTGGTGGTGAACTTCCCGTCAGAGCCTTTCGTAAGAATGAGGTAAATGTAGGTCTTCATAATCTTTTCTCCTTTTTTCTTTACTAATATACAAAAACTATGCCAAACTTAGACTATTTATGGTAAATAAAGTGCACTTTTATGAGAAATTTACGTTTATACAGCACAGACGCTGAGTTCAAAACAAATGAGCAAAATGCTGGCGGTGACGGTTCAAATATTGTCACTATAGTTCCTGGTATTTCTAAAACAAATGATGAAAGGAAAAGTTATTTTAACCAGCATAATGATATAGAGGTGTTGAATATTCGTTGTGATGGTTATGTTACCGCAACAACCAAATCTGTTGGCAATACAACTTATGCTAAAATTAAGCATATTTCTGGTACAACTGAGCAGGTTAATTTAAACTATCCAGCTTATACAGTAGATGGTTTTGCGCAAGCGAATTCATTTGTAACTATTACAATTCCGACACAGACAGCCGCCACATTTTATTATGTCGTAAAAAATCCAGAAAACTATGTGGAAGCAAAATATAATATCACAGAAACTGGTAGTGCGACAAAAATATATAATAAATCTAATTATTATGCAGATACATTTGCTTATATGGAGTTGGATGGCGTTATTCTCTCGGCTGCCCCATCATTTACATTCTCAACGGCTGGGGAACACACGGTTAAGTTTTTCTTTTCCGGCAGTCCAGATAATACTTTTAGATATCAATCGTTTCAAACAGTAACAGCTTTAACGGAATTCACTTTTCATAAAGGCGTTACCAATATACAAAGTTCTTTCTTTAATGGATGCACTAATTTAAAAAAGGTTAATTTCCCAAATACACCCATTACTTTAAATGACTACTGTTTTCAAAACAGTGGAATTGAAGAATTTACCATACGGAGTAATATGTCTCTAAAATCTAGCGTTTTTTATCAAGCCAGAAATTTGACAAGCATTACAATAGAAGATGGAGTAACGACTTTAACGACACAACTTTTTGGGTATACCGACCTTAAAACAATATCCATTCCAGATAGTGTTACAAAAATAGGTAACTATTGTTTTCAAAATAACACCGGTTTAACAGAGATAACATTGCCAAAAAATTTATCCTCACTTGGCGGTGGCGTTTTTTCAAATTGTAGCGGATTAACAAAAATAACCAGTCTTGCTACAACAGCGCCAAGCATAAGATATGATGCTTTTCAAAACGTTCCTAAATACGGAACCTTATATTATCCAACAGGAAGCGATTACACCAGTTGGTTTTATACGTCTTCATCTTATTACACGCTTGGTACTTATCGATGGTCAAGCGTAAAAATATAATGCAGTTAAATAAAAAAAAATATGAAACAGATAGAACTTTATCTTTCTTTAAATGACTATTTTAATTCTATAAAAAATAGGGACCATTCTGTAATGAATGTATCTCAAGTTGGCGATGTTGGTGAAGAAGAATATCGCTATGATAGAGTTGTTATAACAAATGAAACTAACCCGGTTCTTTTAAGTATCGCCATTTCTGCTGGGTGGAACTATACATTCCCAGATAAGGTAACTCTGCAGGAACTTTCCATGTTATCAATGGATGATATTATAAACAATATAGCAGGAAACACGGCATTGACTAATTTTGACGAATTTCAATATTGTACAAGCATTGGTTTAATTACAAATGACATGTTCTCTGGCTGTTCGTCATTAGCATCTATAGTTGTTCCTCAAACTGTTAGCGCTGCTGTCGCCGACGCTTTTGCTACTTGTAGCCCAAATATTCATGTTACTTACTTAAATCCGGATGTTGAGATTCTTAATAGCGCTCTTAAAAAGATACGTGCAAGTTATAATATTTCGGGAATTAGTCGTTGGGACACATCAAAATGTTTATTTAATGCGGATGAAAATTTAGCCAATTCAGCACTTTTAGCTGTTCTTAGTAATTTTAATGAAACGGCTGAAAAAAAACTAGACAATCCTATCTATAAAACCGGTTTTAAACCGGTTGTTGGTGATAATAGAATTGATTTTGAAGAGGAGGGTTCAAATGGCATGCATAATTATAACTTTGAGTTTGATTTCGTGTTATACTTAAAAGAAGGCAATATTAATCTCCCGAATCGTTTTATGACTGATTCATATATGTATGGTGTTGGCTTAACAGGTTGCCTTGAACTGCCGGATACAATAACTTCAATTGGTACTGCGGCGTTTAGATATAATACCGGTTTAACAAGTATTGTTTTTGAGAATGGCGGCAAAAACATTGAAAGAATTGATGATAAAGCGTTTGAATACTGCCAAGGAATTGAAAATTTCACAGTTCCGGAAAATGTCACATTTATTGGGGATAGTGCTTTTTCTTGTTGCCATAGTCTGACTAGCATAACCATTGGAAATAAGGTTGAAAGCCTTGGCGCTTGTTGTTTTTCTGCCTGTAGTGCAATGACCGAAATTACAATACCTAGTGGAGTTACAGAATTGAAAAACAGATGTTTTGCTGGTTGTAAATCTTTAACTAATGTTAATATTTCCGGAAATAGTCTTAAAAATATTGGCCCGTACTGTTTTCAGAGTGCATCATCGTTAACTTCTTTCACTATTCCAGACAGTGTAACATCAGTTAGTTCCGGCTGCTTTATATATTGTTCATCCTTAAAATCTTTAACTATTGGTAGTGGTGTTAATGAATTTAACGCCTTCAACTATATAACGAGCGGATATTACGGATGTAACGCGTTAACTTCAATAACCATTAATGAAGGCTGTCGTATTTTATGGAACAGTGCTTTCAATTACCTAAAAATAAAAACTGTTAATTTACCATCAACAATTATATATTTTGGTGCTGCGGCGTTTTCTGGTTGTGATAGTTTAACTGCAGTAACAATTCCATCAAATACTATATATGTTGGCCAACGATGTTTTGCAAATTGCAAATCATTGACAAGTTTGGTTTTCCCGACAAATGTATATATTCTAGATAGCGGGGTTTGTGAAAATTGTACTTCTTTGACAAGCGTTACTATTCCGAATGGTGCTGCATATATATATACTAGTGCTTTTTCAAATTGTATATCTCTTAAATCAATTGATTTACCGGACACGATTAGAGAAATTGGCACCTACGCATTTGGTCGTTGTTTATCTTTAACCTCTATAACGATACCAGAAAGTGTGAGTGCAATTAGTTATTCTTCCTTTACGAATTGTTATGTAAATGAGTTTATAAACAATTCAAAATATACAACATCATCAACATATTGGGGAGCAACATTACTAACGAGCGATTACTCTGTTTCTAATGGGTTTATTATTAAGGATAATAATATTATCGCATATCGTGGTAATTTAACTAATTTAATAATACCAGACGGGATTACTGGAGTATCATCAAGTGCTTTCCAGAGTTATGATATTATTAGTGTAAGTTTTCCTTCAACGATAAAAGAAATTGGAAATTACGCATTCTATCATTGTAACAAACTAACTTCATTAACAATCCCAAATACTATTGAAACTGTTGGTGCTTATGCTTTCAGCTATTGTAGTAAATTGACGGATTTAGTTATTGGAAGTGGGGTCACTTATTTTGGGGATTCCGTTTTTTACGAATGTACTTCTCTAACTAGTGTAACGTTAACTGAAGGTTTGACAACACTTGGCTCTAATATGTTTAGGGGTTATGATTCCTATTATTACCAAGATGAATATTGCCCGTTCAGTTCAATAACAATACCGAGCAGCGTTACAGGCATCCCAGAAAGTTGTTTCTCCTTTGTTAAAAATTTGTCAGCAATAACATTTATGGGAGATTTCGACCATATGACAATTGATAGATTTGCTTTTTCTGGAACGCCATTTTTACAACTTTGCGGGAGAACAACAAATTCAATAACATATATAGGAAATGTTGCATATCGTGTTTACTCAACCGGAAATACTAGCTACACATTAAAAGAAGGAACAACTTCTATTGCTGGCGGATGTTTTAGCGGATGTTCAAAAATGACAGGGTTAACAATACCAAATAGTGTTACTAATATAGGTAGTTATGCGTTTGCAGATGCTTCAGCCATGACTAGTTTGGTTATTCCAAGTAGTATAACTGAAATACGAGACTATACTTTTATGACGTGTAAAAGCTTAGCAAATCTAGAATTACCAAATACTATTGAAAAGATAGGTAACTATGCTTTTTACTCTTGTGCTACTTTGTCTAGTATAACCTTACCAGAAAACGTTATAAAAATTGGTAATAAGGCGTTTGCATCTTGTACATCATTAATTAGCTTTAGTTTTGGGCAGAACAATAATCCATTAAAACTTCATGGTGGATTATTTAGAGAGTGTCGTTCTTTGACTGGTATTACTTTTCCAAGAAATATTATTGAAATTAGCCATGACGATTTCTGGGATAAAATGTTTTATGCTTGTTCAGCTTTAACAACAATTGTTTTTGAAGGGGCAGATACTAAAATATATGAAAGAGGTAATAATGGTTTTTTCTCGGATTTACCTTCTTTAACAAGTGTTACTTTACCGTCAAATTTGACAGAGATACCTTATGGTATGTTTGCGAGAAGTGGATTACAAACAATTACATTACCGGCTTCTTTAACCGGAATCAGTGACTATGCTTTTTCTGGAAGTGCTATCACTTCCATAACTTTGCCAGGCACATTAAAAACAATTGGCAGAGAAGCATTTGGAGCATGTAATAATTTAACCGGTTTGGCTATCCCGAACTCGGTGACAAGTATAGGTAATAATTTTATTTATAACTGTACAAGTTTAACTAATTTATCATTTGGCTCTGGTATTACAACGCTTCCAGATGTTAATTCTTGGTGCGTTTTTCAATCACTAACAAGTATAACTGCTCCAGATACTATTACCGGGTATTCTGGCGATGATTGTGAATGGATATCAAAGGCCCCATTTGTTGTATGCGGATACTGCCAAAGCGATGGCGGAATTTATTATCTAAACAATAAAATAGCACTAAAATGTACATCAACTGGCTTGACAGAATACACTTTTAAAGAAACTACAACCGCAATAAACGGCTCATGTTGTGGTGGTTGTAAAATTATGACTGCATTGACAATTCCTAGTTCTGTTAAAATAATTGGTCGGAATGCATTCGGAAAATGTACTGGTCTTCGAGAAGTAACATTTAATTGCCCAGTGAGTTCTATAACAGAAGACGGGTATGGCTATTTAGTCCGTTCGTTTATTGGATGCGATAATATTGAATATGTTAGGGGCCCCTATGCAACTAGCGACAATAAAATGATTATTTCAAACGGGACTTTAGCATTTATAGCTAAAAAGAATTTAACGTCGTTAGTGATTCCAAGTTCTGTGACATTTGTTCCTGGCGATTTATGTTCTGGAATTACAAGCCTTACTTCGGTAACATTTCCTAGCAGTGTTACTACTTTAGGTAAATATGCATTTGAATATTGCAGTAATCTTAAGACCGTAACGTTTGAATCACCAAATAATATTCAAGAAATTCCGAACGGCTGTTTTGAAAACTGTTCAAAATTAACGGGAATATCTATTCCAAATAGTGTTGTTAGAATTGGCGAATTTGCATTTTATAAATGTGCAGCTCTTAATCAAGCTAATCTTAGCAATAATCTAGAAATAATCGATAGGTGGGCATTCAGTAATGATAAAGCATTAACAACAATTGATTTACCGGATAGTTTAAAATTGGTTTCCGAACAGTCTTTTTATGGTACTGGTCTAGTAACGGTCAGATTCCCAAAAAAATCGTATTTTGGACATGAACCGTTTGGCGAATGTACATCTTTAACTAGTATTACTTTTGGACAAGATTGTGAATTAGCAATACTTCCATATCGTCTATTTTATAGTTGTACTTCTTTAACAAACGTTACAATTCCAAATTGCGTAAGAGAGTTACGTGGAACTTTTTCAAGTTGCAAAGCTTTAACCGGGGTTAATTTTGATGTTTCTAATAGCAGATTATATTGGCTGGATAGTACATTTGAATATACGCCTATTACCAATATTAGTTTACCTGAAAAATTAGTTAAATTGGCCTCTTATACGTTTCGTGGTGACAGCCAGTTAACTGCAATAACATTTAATTGTCCTATTGAACCAAAAATTGATTCTTATAGTTTTAATGAAATACCAGGAGAAGGTAATTTCTATTACCCAGTAAACGGCTATTATAAAAATATGTTAGACCCAAATTATAGTTATGGCCTAACTGCTAAAGGTTGGACAGGACAGGAAATGTCTTAAAATGATTAACCCTCGGTTTAAAGCCGAGGGTTTTTCTTTTACTTTTTGATTATTTCCTTATACCATTGAGCTCGCTTGGCGGTAACTTTGTTGATATCATAAATATCCTTAACGTGCTCATACATATTGTTTTGCAGCAGTTTTATGAGTTCCGGTTGCTCGGTGAGTTTCTTGATTGACTTGAACCATGCCTTGTGGGCCTTTGTTGGGTCAATCAACACGCAGTTTCCCGTTTCGTCAATCTCGCCACCACGCTGGAACAACGACTTGCTTCCGATAGTATATGGGCCATAGTTGCTGCAAATAACCGCCGTCCTCGTAAAACCAGCCTCGGCAAATTTTAGCTCTGATTTCACCTCGTTAAATGAGTTCGTGTCAAGCGGAGCAAGAAGAACGTCAATGTTGCGATAGTGGGTTGCAAAGTTATTCACATCCTTTGTCCATTCCCTACGGTAGAACTCGTCCCTTACGCCAGGATATTGTGAATTCGGTATAAACTGAAGGAGGAAATCCTTGTAATCCGGTGAAATCAGTGTGTAGTCCTTCGTCAAATTCTGTTCATAACGGTACCACACGCTTTCCTTCGGCTCAATTGGTCTCTGTCCGGTAGCCTTTCCGTCCTTATCCACCATTGTAATCGTACCCCTGAGGTCGTAACCGCAAAGTACAAGTTGGATTTTATCCTTGAGTCCTGCGTTGTACAGTTTTTCCGCAAGGCCCTTAATCTGTTCCATATCCCTTTCGTGAGATGAACCCATGACGAAACCAAAACGAATTCTGTCTGACGGGTACTTTATTGGCTGATATTGTTCCTCGTCCGGGTCAATGGCGTTAGGGAAGATATGCACGTTCTTGTTCCACTTACGAATCTTATTGGCGAAGATTTCTGTGGTCGTCGTAACATAATCAACGAGTGTGAAGTTCGTCGTAATCTTCTCAGGTGCCTTGATTGCCTTATTTGAAAGATATAGAGGGTGATATTGCCCAACGTCCCAGTTATCGTCAATATCCATGACCGTTGTGATATTGTGTGCCTTGAAATACTTTAACGCCTCATGGAAAATCTTCTGTCCCTCGTCATTGAAAAGTCCCTTGTGGAAATGAATAAGGTCGTACTTTTCAAACGAGGCGAAGTCGGCCCAGTTCGGTTGCATATTGATTTCAACATCAAATTCATCACCGTAAAGTTCCTGGAGCTTCTCATGTGGGCGACGTGACCTGTAGAGCCCAACGCCGTAAGTGTCTGATGGACAGACCAATACGCGATATTTTCTTTTATTTTCTGCCATCCCATTTTAATCGTTATTCGTTATTTTCTGTCCGATTTCATTTTCATATGCGTTATTCAGCGTATCAATTGATTCCTGGAGATTAAGTGCAAAAGCGGCGTTCTTAAACTCCGTGCTTCCAGTCACAGAACGATAGCAATTAATTGATGTGTTAAGCATATCATAGGACTTTGAAAGACTCTTCTTTGAAGTATATAATCTGTTGTCAAAACCATAACTCTTTGCATATGAAGCGTCGGTAATGTCGGTTCCGAGATACATGAATGACCAGCTATATTTCTCCTCCTGGTGCTTAATCATTTCCTTAACCTTGTCAAAAGAATATTCAACAGATGAATTCTCTTCTCCGTCGGTCATAATGACGATGAGGTTCTTTTCCGGCTTTTCTGCCTCGTCCATCGCGTCAAGCCACTTACCGATTTCATCAACAGCCGTACCGATTGCGTCGTTCATAGCAGTACATCCACCAGGACGATATGATTTTTCGTCAAGATACTCAACATCGTTAACGTCCTTTCCCATATAAATCTTGCTTACTTTATCTGCGAACTTGTAAAGTGAAACCGCACATTTTCCGTTTTTGTTTGCCCTCTGCTCATCAACTATCTTTTTGAAACCGCCGATGATATCACTTTCAGTTCCGAACATGCTCCCTGATTCATCAATTATGAAACATACATGGATAAAATTCTCTTTCATATCTATTAATTCTTTTTTCTAAAACAATGTAGCTGTTTTTACCAAGAAAGTCAAGTAGTCAAATATAGCATAAATCTATTTTACTGACTATTTATGTAAAAATAATGCTTGGAATAGGATATGAGCCGTAAGACTTTAATATTGAGGGAGGACCAGTTCAATGAGATATGTGGAACGAATACCGCATATCTTGACAATCCTGGCGACTATACTGAGGATGGCCTTACCACAACTAAAACTGCCGGTGCTGTAAGTGATAGTAACGGTGAGAAGGAATATTCAGACCCGCTTACTACTGACGACTATGCACACGAGCTTGCACCTGAAACCCTGTTCGCCTTGTTATTCAGAAACGGCGGACACGGGCTATGGGGGCACTGGGGTTCCGGATTAAGGGCTAAGGAACTGACGGAAGAAAATGCTGGGGTTAAGAATATTAACTTGGACGACTTGCGGGAACCACTCTATGACTACGATTTGTTTGAAAATGGGGACGCAAACTATTATTTCAGTACCAGCGAGCCATTGGCAAACAATACTACAACAATGGAAGAGTTCTTGGAGATGATTGAGTATGGTGACAATGACATCAAGTGGGAGTTTGACGGGTCCCAGGCTTTTGCTATGAGAGAAGATGGTAGTGAAATACAGATAGATGCTGGTGGTAATGGCGATTTTATGAACCATATCGTTACTGTAACTTGCATTAAAAAAAAACTCCAGGAAAGCAATAGTGAGCTAGAAGACAGGACTTGGAGACTGGATTTAGATAACGATGGTCTAAAAAAAACTTATTCTTATACAAATCTTACAACCAAGAAGACAGAATTGAAACAACTCCTTGCACAATTGGTTCAACAGAATGCTCCGAAACAGCAGATACAAAGGGTAAAATCAGCACTTGCCGGTGTTTGCAGGGTGCTTGATAGGGAAACGGGTGCAATAAAGCAAAGAAAAACGAATAGGAAGAACCTTGGGTTTGAAAATCAGTTCCAAAAGGCTGGCGGCAAAAAGAACAGCGGGAACGGTAAGGCTCACTCAAAGAAAGTAAAAGACCCGAATGTAGGAACGGGATATATAACCTACGCATAATGAATAGATTATAATTATAAGATATGCAGACTTGTTTGGAAAAAAGAGGCATCCCTGCAAGAGCAAGTGCCTTGACAAGAAATGATTACAACATTCACGACCAGTACTCAGAGACTCATAAGGACGCTCTCAGTGATGGCGACCCTCAAGGTAAAGGTACGGGATACGGTGGACACACACACTCTGTACCTGATTGCAACCTGCCTACTTCAATGATTAACTACTCAAATTTTGATACTGAGGGAGGTGGCGGTCTCTACGATATCAAGGGACGCAATGAAATCGGTGGTCGTGAAAGGCTTATGGCAATCAGTATTTACAATAAGGAGAACCAGTATGGCCCAGCGCTTGTAGATACTTCGCTTAATGTTGCTGACGGACAGATTGTGGTCTAAAAATGAGTTTATTAAGGGAAATACTTGCAGAGTCATTCCTTTTAAGGGAAGATGCCTCCGTTGATGCGATAAACAATGCGGTAAATAATATGCACCCGGTAAGGATTGTCTATAATGGGCCTTCCGGAACCGGTAACGGCGAAAGAATTATTTACCCGGTTGCTTACGGCATTTCAACGGCGGGCAATCCTGTTGTGCGTGCATTCCAGCCACAAGGTTCAACATCTACCGAAGTACCCGCCTGGAAGTTCTTTAGGATTGACAGGATAAAGAGATGGGATAATGACAACTCAAGGACGTTCAACCCGGAAGAACTTAATGGTTTCAATGAAAACGGGGACGAGCAGATTGAGACACTTTATGCCATATCACCGATTGGAAACGCACAACCACAGAAGCAAGCAGAGAAACAACCGGAAAAACCGGAGGAACCGGAAAAGATACTTACCGGCCACCCTGTAAGGAAAGGTGAAGTTGACAACGGCGGGGCTGATAAGAATACCGAAAGGGAATACTACACCGCAAATGATGCCGTACGTGACGTCCTCCAAACTTCAAATCCAAAAATAGGTCAAACCCAGGACAAAAACATTGACAAAGTCGCCGGGCAAGATTATAATTCAAAGGAGACACAGCCTGTTCGCGACGCTGTTCCGGTTACGAAAAAAGATATTGACCCGAACGCGGCAATTGAACCAAGTGAAAGAAACCCGGACCTTTACGGAAATGATGGTCCGGTAATGAAGGACGACCTTACCCCGGAAACCGGAAACACGCTTTCAAACTCGTTCAATGACCTGACGAACAGAATGAACAATCTTTATAACGACGAAGAAGAGGAAAACAGATAATGGCAGCATTAAGTGAAGATGTACTTAGAAAACTTATAACCCCGAACGCAAGGGCATTAAGCAGTCCGAAAGGTGATGAATTCGTTGACGAAGGAAGGGTTGGTAAAGCTGATGATTTTGACGATAGTATGTTCCTTGCTGAAACATATAACGAACCGCTTGATATACAATCAAATGGCGGTTATTTAAGCGAAAGTGCAGCAGCAAAGGCACGTGCGATGACCGATTATTCAAGCAACGACTTCAACCCGGAAAGAGTGAAGAACTCAAAGATGCTTTCCGCAATCAAGGAAGAAATGATTAAAAACCCGATTGACACCGCAGCACTTAATGCCCAGATGCTTGAAAGTGCGGCAGGAGGTAATCCGGCAAACAACGACCGCCTTATGAGAATGGTTTCAGCAGCGAAAAAGGTTGATGCCCGGGCCAGTGAACTTGATGGAAAGGGTATGCCAAAGAGGCAGATGAATGAGCAAGTAAGCTTCGGCGGCGGGATTGACTATTCCTTGATAAAAACAATCGTTAACGAATGTATTGAAACCAAACTCAACGAAATTACCCAGAAGGGATTGCTCAGCGAAGCGGCTACAATCAAAGGAATTGGTTTGAGTAACGGAAAGATAAAAATCGTTGACA